CAGCAAGCGGACTTCTTAGACCTTGCCTACTTTGCGTATAAGCGCGAAGCAGCAGGGAAGCCAACCAAGTCCCAAGAGATTTGGGAGCTGACAGTTGAGGAAATGACGATTGGAGATGAAAGCCCAAAAGTTACGAGCCCGGAAGCATCAACCGACTAATCATCGAGATTGCTATCGCAACTGGGATTCCAATGCCTTACTGGACAGATATCGACCAAGTAATGACGGCCATAGATATATTAAAGGAGCGTAGCGGTGGCAGATGAGTTACCAATCAGCTATGACAAGCGCGAGCTCCGCTCAATCATTACCGCGTTCAAAGCGATGGATGATGAAGCCGTTAGCCAAGCTAAATCAGAATCTAGCGCGCTGGCTACTTATGCAGCAAATGAAATCAAAGCCTATGCACTCACAAGGACTTTTGGTCAAGAAGCAGTTAGAAGAATTGCAACAGGCGTTAAAGTCTCGGCCAGTTCCAAAATCGGAGAGTTTTCTTACGGCTTTGCAAGTCAGCGCTTTTCTGGTGGCGGTAGCACACAAAAACTCTGGGCGGGTTATGAATTTGGAAGTAATCGCTTGCGTCAGTTCCCCAGAAGAACACCGAGCAAAGGTCGCGGAAACGCTGGCTACTTTATCTACCCAACCCTTCGTAAGATTCAGCCTGAATTGATTAAGAAATGGCAAGAAGCATTTTCCAAGATATTGAAAGAGTGGGATAAGTAATGGCTGGCAGTAGAACGCTTAAACTATCGATTCTTGCCGATGTCGCTGATCTTAAGAAAAATCTTGATACTGGCTCTAAAGAGGTTGAAGGCTTTGGCGGTAAGTTAGAGAAGTTTGGGAAAGTCGCAGCAGCAGCCTTTGCAGCAGCAGCGGCAGCAGCAGCGGCCTATGCAGTCAAGCTAGCTGTTGATGGCGTTAAGGCAGCAATTGAAGATGAGGCTGCCCAGCTTCGTTTAGCCAATGCCCTAAAAAATGTTACTGGAGCAACCCAAGCTCAGATTTCAGCGGTTGAGGAGCAGATACTTAAGACTTCTTTGGCTACTGGCGTTGCTGATGACCAATTGCGTCCAGCGCTGCAGCGCCTAGCAGTTGCCACAGGATCAGTAACTGAATCTCAAGATTTATTAAACCTAGCCTTAGATATTTCAGCTGCTACTGGTAAAAGTGTTGAAGCCGTATCAAATGCGCTTGGTAAAGCCTATGAAGGCAATACAGGCTCTCTAACTCGTTTAGGTGTTGGCTTGTCTGCTGCCGAAATTAAAACCCTTGGATTAGAAGGAACTGTAAAGCAATTAGCCCAGACCTTTGGCGGAGCAGCTACAGTTCAAGCCAATACTTTTGAAGGTCAAATCGCAAGACTTAAAGTCGGCTTTGATGAAGCCAAAGAATCAGTGGGAGCTGCTTTATTGCCTACCCTTCAAAGACTTTTAGATTACTTTATCAACACAGTTATCCCTAAGTTTATTGAGTTCAAAGATTCAGCATTAAAGCCAGTTACCGATGCAATTGCTAGAAATAAGGATTCTTTAACTATCCTTTATAACTTTATTAAAGACTTTGTAGTTCCAGTATTGATTAACAATCTTGGCGCAGCGCTTAGCTTTATTGGCAAGGTTGCTGGTGGCGTTCTTGATGTAATTGGCTTCGTAGTTAATGGAATAAAGAGCGCGGTAAATTTTGCCATTGATGCAATAAATGTCCTGATTCGCGCTTACAATGCCGTCCCACTTCTGCCTAATGTCGCTACTATCTCTAAGCCTTCATTTTCAGCTCCTAGCACTCCAAGCAGTTCATCACTTCCAAAGATTGCAACTGCTCCAAGTCCTAGCCTTCCGCCAGCTCCTAAGCCATCGACTACCCCAAGCGTTCCATCATCATCAGCAGTTAGCACTCCCTCAACTCTAGTTCCTAGCGGTAATGCCATCCCTTCTGGATTTAATGTCGCTGGAACAGTTGCAGCCAATAACGCTGGTGTCACTATTAATGTCAATGCCCCAAGCGCAATAGATGAAGAAGGCTTTACTAGAGCAGTAATCTTGGCGCTAAACAATTCTACTAATCGCGGAACTACTGGCGCTGGCGATTTGAGAACCTCAGCCCAAATCCTATGACCCTTTGGACTCCCGATTGGAAGATTTTAGTCAATGGCGATGAATTAACTTCAGTAACTTTAAGCAACCTAACTATTACCTCTGGCCGTCAGGATATAAACTCACCTACTCCAGCAGGCTATTGCTTACTAGAAGTTATAAACACCGATGGAACTAATTATGATTTTGGCGTTAATACAGCAGTAACCATTGAAGTCAAAGATACAACTGGCGCATATGTGGCTATTTTTGGCGGTCGCGTTTCAGACTTAAGGCAAATTGTCCGCAGCGCAGGATCAAGTGCAGTTATTACAAGTTTAAGAATTACGGCAATTGGCGCATTAGCCAAAACTCAAAGAGCAATATTTGACGGCAATTTAGCTCAAGGTTTAGACGGCGCTCAGATTACCGACTTGCTAGATGACTTATTGCTTTCCAGTTGGAATGAATTGCCACCAGCTGAAACTTGGGCAACCTATGAACCTGCTACTGAGATTTGGTCTGACGCTGGGGATATTGGACTTGGCGAAATTGACGCTGGCGAATACACAATGGTTAGCCGCCAAATTACCGATAGCGTCATTTACCCAATAATCAATCAAATTGCTAGCTCGGCCCTTGGTTATATGTATGAAGATGCTAATGGCAATATTAACTACGCGGATGCCAGCCATCGCCAAGATTATTTAATAGCCAACGGCTACACAGACTTAGACGCTTCTCACGCCATAGCTTCTGGCATTGGCATAATCCAGCGTCAAGGCGATTTAAGCAATAAAATAATTATGGACTATGGCAACAATTTTAATAGCTCCTATACGGCTGAAGATTTAGACTCTCAAGCGGAATACGGGTTATTTGCCGAGCAATTCAATAGCTATTTGAAAAATGCAGCGGATGTCGAGGATGTAGCAGATCGCCTAATTCAGCTTCGCGCTTGGCCTAGAAACACCTTCCAATCGATCACATTTGCGTTGCAATCCCCAGAGATTGATAACGCCGACCGAGATGCCTTGCTTAATATTTTTATGGGTCAGCCAGTGAGAATTACCAACCTGCCCATTAACATCCTAGGTGGCGAATTTACTGGCTTTGTCGAGGGCTGGACCTTCAACGCCTCAGTCTCAGGCCTTTCGGTTACCTTCTTAGCTACCCCAACAGAGTTCTCGGCCTTTGCCCAACAATGGGCTCAAGTCAATGCAGCGGAAAGCTGGAATAGTGTTCTTAATACGCTAGAATGGCAAGACGCGATAGGAGTTATTAGTTAATGGCCAATACAACGAATTACAACTGGGAGACTCCAGACGATACAGATTTAGTCAAGGATGGCGCAGCTGCCATAAGAACCCTTGGCAATTCAGTCGATACAACCACCAAGGCGCTAAATCCTGAAACAACGCTTGGAGATATTGCTTATCGCTCAGCGACCAGCAACACAAACACTAGATTACCTATTGGAAGCAACGGCCAAATTCTAGGCGTTTCTGCTGGAGTGCCTGCTTGGATCAATAATGATCAAGGCGATATAACTGAAGTTCAAGCCGGAACTGGTATTTCAGTCGCATCGGGAACTGGCCCGATACCAATCGTTACCAGCACAGTAGCTACAACATTTGATGCTAAAGGTGATTTAGTTGTTGGCACAGGTGCAGACACATTTGCCAAGCTTACAGTTGGCGGCACAAATGGACACACATTGCAGGTTGATTCTTCAACTGCAACAGGATTGAAGTGGGCTGCTGCTGCTGGTGGTGGCAAATTGCTGCAATATGTATCAAATACAAATACAACACACACAACTAATACCACTGCTAGTTATCAAGCAACTGGCTTATCTTGCACAATAACTCCAGCAAGTGCTTCAAACCTCGTTTTAGTCTTTGTTCATATTGGGCGAGCTATGACTGGAACTGGCAGCGTTGATTCTACTTGGCAAGGCAGAATTAAAAGAGGCGCCACAGTCATTTATGATGATTTATGGGGTCTTTATTCAGGAACTTCAATGTCTCGTTTTCATAGCGTTGATGGTTTTTATCTTGATTCGCCTGCCACTACTTCATCTACAACTTATACTGTGGAGTTTGTTGATAGCGGCGCTGGAGTATCCGCACAAGTTGGAAATTCCGCATCCGAATCTTGCTTAATAGTTATTGAATTAGGAGTCTAATATGCCAAACGGAACTGATGTTATGTTTATGCTAAGGCCGAATGGTGGCTGGTATATTCAAGGTGATGATTTTGATACTTTGATTTATGAAAACTGCGAACCTGTTACAGAAGAAGAATTTGAAACGGGTTTTGTTGATTATCCAACTTGGAAGGCAGAGCAGGATTCAGCAAAGGCCGCCCAAAAGGCAGCCCTGCTAGATCGGCTAGGGATTACACAGGATGAGGCCAAACTGCTTCTAGCATAATCTTGAGGGATTGTGTCAAGCTAGTCGTATAATCAATCGATATGGCCAGACTATGTGCAGCGGGTGTGCAGTTACGGGAGCAGATTGATGACGATTATCCTGATAGGGATCGTAAGTCTGATGGCTGGATTGCTGATGCTCGGCACATTGCTAAAGGCAATTCTGACCATATACCAGCAAATGGAATCGTTAGAGCTATAGATATTGATTCTGACCTAGCAGCGCATAAAGAAGAAGCTTATGCGTTGGTTGAGAAAATTCGTAAGTGCGCCAAAAGAGGCGATAAGCGCATCAAATATATTATCTACGATGGCAAGATTATGAGCCCAATACTGGGCTGGAAGCGGCGTAAATACTCAGGCCCTAATCCGCATCGTTCGCATTTCCATATTAGCTTTACAACTTTGGGAGACAAAGACAGCAGTTACTTTGACCTAGAAGGAGACAAGAATGAGCGACCTAAAAAAGATGGCCGAAAGCTGGGCAAAGACATTCCTAGCGACAGCCCTAGCGACTTACCTAGCGGTGGGATTCGACCTCAATGCGATTGCAAATGCCGCTCTAGTGTCAGTCTTGCCTAGCATAATTAACTGGCTTAACCCTAACTACGAGCGTTACGGCAAAGTCCGGTAATGGTCGCAGCTGAACTCGCAACCCTAGTCGCATCAGTCTTAGGATCAATTGCCCTACTAATTGCTGGCCTTCGCTACATAATTAAATTGGAGAATATTCCAATAGTGTCGCGCCTTGATAAAATGGAGTCTCAGCTAGAATTGGCCCTAGCGAGAGGGGTCAGAAATGGCAACGCGAAAGCGCGTAAGTAAGAAGCCCGTAAAGCGTAAGCGCACTACTAAAGAGACGCCTTTAACAAAGATTGACTTCTGGGCTATCGCAGCTAATGAAGTTTATAAAGCTTGTCGCAGAGCTGGAATGGACGAAGGCACTTCTCTAGCCTTTGCTATGGATCGTAGCTCTTATCCTGATTGGATAGTGCCAGCCGATGACCCAATAAAGAAAATTGGTTGGGAAGATGGCGAGGAAGATAACTAATCTACTTTAGGGAAGTCGAGTTATTTGAGGCTCTCAAGTCGCTTTACCCAGACTTGACGCCCTTATCAGCGACCGACCGAGCAGATGGCATTACTAGCGATTCTTATATCGAGCTCAAATGCCGTAGAACGCATTATGACCGCCTATTGATTGAGAAGAAGAAGTGGGATTATCTGGCCGATATAAGGGCTAGGACGGGCGCTAAGACTCTTTATATCAATGCGACACCTAAGGGCATCTACCAGTTCGATTTAGGGGCTCTAATCGAGCCTGAGTGGGTTTTAAAGAGTCTGCCGATTACAACCGATTTCAGCAACAAAGCCCATTCCGAGAGGCTATGCGGCTTCTTTGATATTCGACTCGCCGAGCTATTGCTTGTCTAAATAGATTTAAGCAAATACATTTAACCCGTTAATCCATTTAGGGATTACAGAACGGGAGCAAAATGGTAAATAAAGTAACCCTTATTCGATTTGATTCTCAAGCAGGGGCTTGGACTGATGAGACAAATTGGGTTAAGGGATCAATAATAAGAAGATTTGCTAAAGAGCGGATGGGCAAGCAGCAGTTAAGAGGCCGTTTATCCAAAGCTGAAATCTCTGCATATTGGCTTGATAAATATGGGGTGAGTGCAGATGTTTCCTAATTTATCTGATACGCAAGTCTTTGCAATAACCATCGGCGTTCCATTCTTCGGCCTTTACTTATGGGCTCTTTGGAGTTCAGCCAAAGCTAAAGCCTTTAATGAAGGATATAAGAGAGGGAGAGCAAGTGTCCGATACACAGA